CAAATGTAATTATTGATGCGGTTGGTCTAAGTGCCACTGGTCAAGTAGGAAGAGTTTTGGTTTGGGAAGACATTAATCCTTCCCAGACACCGCATTGGGTTAATCTTAATCCTTCACAAACACCTAATTGGACATCTGTCCCATAGTTAATTGAGGTAAAGAAATGGCAACTTATGCAAATGACTTGCGGTTGAAAGAGATCGCAACAGGTGATGAAAGTGGTACATGGGGAACCTCCACCAACACTAACCTGTCTCTTGTTAGCGATGCGTTTGGGTATGGCACAAAGCAAATGTCATCAGACGCAAATGAAACTTTTACGATGCCAAATGCCAGCGCTGATGGCACTCGCGCATTGTATTTAAAGATTACTTCGGCGGTTAGTTTAACTACCACCAGAGTAGTGACACTTGGCCCTAATACCATATCCAAAGTCTGGATAATAGAAAACGCTACTACAGGTAGCCAGATTATTACGATCAAGCAAGGGTCTGGTGCTACAGTTAATGTGGCAAGTGGCGCTAAAAAGTATGTCTATACTGACGGTGCTGGGGCTGGCGCTGCTGTGGCAGATGCAAACCCTACGGAAACCGGAGCGGGTACAGTTACTTCTGTTGGGGGTACTGGCACTGTTAATGGAATTACGCTTACTGGAACAGTTACAAGTTCTGGTAATTTGACACTTGGTGGCACTCTTGGAAGTGTTGATCTTACGTCACAAATTACAGGTACTCTTCCCGTAGCCAACGGGGGTACAGGAATTACCAGTTTAGGGACGGGTATTGCCACATGGTGGGGAACCCCATCCTCGGCTAACCTTGCCAGTGCTGTTACTGACGAAACAGGGTCAGGAGCATTGGTATTTGGTACAGCACCTACACTAACAGGTGTGACCTTAGCCGGAGCGGTAACCGGAGGCGATCAAACAGTTTCTGCTGTTAATCTTAAAGATTACGGCGAAGTTACTAATGCTATAGGAAGTATTGGTGGTGGTACGCAGGATATTGACCTTAACGATGGTAATTCGGTGACAGGCACAGTAGACACATCAACTACCACCTTTACCTTTTCTAACCCTACCGCATCAGATGAATTATGCGGGTTTGTTTTAACTCTCACTAACGGTGGAAGCCAGACTGTTAACTGGCCTGCCAGTGTAGATTGGGCGGCAGCGACTGCACCAACACTAACATCGTCTGGGGTGGATGTGCTGGTGTTTTATACGGTAGATGGCGGTACAATTTGGTATGGATTCTTATCCGGGGCGGCAATGGCATAATGACAAGTATCAGGCGAGAACTACAAGCAGCGGCTGGCGTAAGTACGGGTGAGGCAGACCCTGAAGCGACTGACTTTGATGGGCAAACAAACTATTTAGAACGCACATCAGAATTAAGCAATGTTTCAGACGCGAAGACTTTTACCCTTTCTTTTTTTATATACCCAAGCCCTATGTGGCATACCACCACAGACGGCGGCGCTAATCAGAGTTTCTTTTGGTGTGGGACAGCAACCACCACTTCGCGCAGTTTTATGCGATATGACACAAGCTCAAGTGTATCGGGCAATATGAAATTTTATCTGCGTCAATCATCTGGAACGGATGCGTTGGTGTTGACGATAAATGTTCCGGTGGCTACATGGACAAATGTTCTGGTTTCTGTTGATCTGGCTAATGCAAGTAATCGTTACGTTTATCTAAATGACGTTGATGTAAGCACCAACACAGATATTGTGGATTGGGACACTTATACTGATGCTAATATTGATTGGACAGTTGATTACACGCGTTTTGGAAAGATGCACTCAACACAGCAATGGTTTCAGGGCAGGCTTTCTCATTTTTTCCTAGACATGACTTACCGTGATCTGAGTTCATCAGTTAATCGCCGTCATTTCATTGACGCTGACGGCTTCCCCGCTGATCCATCTAGCCTTTCCCCGCCTTTGTACATGGCGTTTACTGATGCTTCTGCTGCCGCTACAAATTCTGGTACAGGTGGAAACTATACTGCTTACGGTACTTTTAACGAGTCGGCTCGTGGGCCTAATCAGTATAATTGTGTAGCTTCTGATTGGGGAACTTCCGGCGATTATGCTAATACCACTTCTTTTTCTACATCTACAACCACTGTAGTTACTGGTTCGTTTATTTATTCTGCGGCTGGTAGTACCGGAGAAAGTTACCTTATGCACAACCCCAATGGCGGTAATTGGGTGCTGGGTCAAATGGGTTCAGGGACAACACTATCGCTTAATTTTGAAGGTGGTGGGCAGGTTTATTATGTAATTCCTCTGGGTCGCTTTGGGATTTATCATGTTGCCTATTGCTTTGATTCAGCTTCTTCAGGTAACTGTAAGGTATTTGTCAATGGAACTGACCTAACCTCTACAGCGACCACAAGTACGGTTAGTGGTGGAAACATTGGTGGCTTTGATGACACTTATGGCGCAAGGCTAGAAATTAGTAATGACGGCCCTTTTGCCATTTTTGGTGAAGGTTGGATAGAAAAAACTTATAGAGCGCTTGCAACTGATAATATATTTTGGGATTCGGACAATAGTCGGCCCAAACCTGTAGCGCAAGTTATAGAAGACGCAGGAGTAACTCCTTTAGGCGGTTATCCGGTTTATGCACCAAATCCGGGGAAGAATCTTGGGTCTAGCGGGGGAAATCTTACCGAGTATAGTTTGCCGTGGCGAGGCAGTGTAAGTATGAGTGAGTACATTGGCCGCACCATAAACAATACTTCTGGAGCAACTACCGTACCTATTATGCGCTATAGCTCTGCATTAACGGGTGTTTCTGACGGAAAAACTTGGTCAATGGCTTTTTCATTTTTTCCAGAGGTAGATGAGAGCGGTAAAACTATTTTAGCTATTGGCCCTAATGATTATCAAAGAGTCTGGGTTAGTGTTTCCAAAAGTAAAGCTGTAGAAATTGAGACTCAAAACAGTTCAGACACCAAGATTGGTGATGCAGAAGCATCCGTATCTGTAGATTTAGACGAGTGGCATAACGTCCTTATCTGTTGGGATCAGGCAAGCAGCTCTAATTGCAAAATTTATTTAGATGGAATATCCCAAACTGTAACCGTATCCACTCTTACTGATGAAAATATTAATATGTCAACCACGGGCGGCTGTAGCCTTGGAGGATTTATTGAAAGTTCCACTGCTGACGGAAATAATTTTAAAGGGCATTATGGAAATATATTCTGGACTACTGAGTATATTGACTTTGGAACTGAAGCTAACAGGCTTAAATTTTATAGCGCACTCCAAATGCCAGTGGATTGCGGTTCGGACGGAACAACCCCTACCGGAACTGCTCCAGCTATATATATGAGAAACGGGGTTAATGCTTACGGCACAAATGCTGGTACGGGAGGAAATTTCACAACGCCGGGATCAGGAACTGTTGTCGAAGGTTTGGCTATTGGTAGCGTTCCTGTTGGTTTGCCTTAAGGAGAATTAAAATGTCAGATTATGTATTGTTAGATTCAGGAGGGGATGTAAAAACGTATCCTTATTCTTTGAAGCAACTTAGAAAAGATAACCCAAATACTTCTTTTCCTGCTTCTCCGACAGAAGCAATGTTAGCAGAGGTAAACGTATATCCTGCGAACATTACAACAGCCTCATTGGGAGCCAATCAAAAGCTTTCTTATGCAACTACTCCTGTTTTAGTGAGTGGGTCATGGGTTCTTGCTCATACTGCTACGGCTATGTCAGAGGATGAGATTGCAAGTCGGGATGAAACGCTTGCTATTAACGTGAGGTCTGAGCGAGATGCTAGGTTAGCTTTAACAGATTGGAGGGCTGGAAGTGATCTTACATTGCCATCTGCGTGGGCAACTTATCGTCAGGCTTTAAGAGATGTCCCAGCTCAAGGTGGTTTTCCTAATTCAGTCACATGGCCTACGGAGCCAAGTTAAACAGTTAAAATAAGGGGGAGGTCATAGTGAGTGATGAAAAAATTATTTTTCAGCGTTTTGTTGCTGGTGGCTTCTCCTGTGTTCGCCCAGGACACGAACACTAATATTACGACTACTAATACGTCTACCACTACCAATACGTCTACAAATAACAACAACAATACGAACGTAAATACCAATACGTCTACAAATACCAATACGTCAACTAGCACTAACGTCAACACAAACACCAACTCAAACGATAATACTAACGTAAATACAACGACTTATACGGGTAGCAACACCAATACGAACAGCAATACAACGAACTACACGGGATCAAATACGTCCGTAAATACGAATACGTCAAATAGCACTAATACCAATGCCAACACCAATAACAACACAAATAATACGAATTACACTGGGGTAAACACGAACAATTCCACTAACGTAAACACTAACGCAAATACGAACACAACGACTTACGATGGCACAACTAACTCAAACAATGTTAATAACAACACTACTAACTATACGGGTGTCACCACGAACACGAATAGCAATACAACGAATTCAACATCTGCGGCCACAAACACCAATACGAATAGCAACACCAATGTCTCTACTTCAACGAATAATTCAACTAATACCAATACGAATAATTCAACATCGGATAACAGTAACACCACGAACTACACGGGTTCGTCGGTAAGCAATAACACCAACAGCAACACGACTAACTACACAGGCGATACGACCTCTAATAACACGAACACCAGCACTAACACGAACACTAACACCTCGACTGTTAATCAAACTTCTAGCAGTAATAACGTAAGCACTAACAACGATTTTAGCCAATCAAACAGCGAAGTAAGCTCTACGGCTAACAATACGAATACAAACAACAACACAAGCCAATCAACAAGCAGCCAGCGGGTAACTCAACGAATAGAATCACCACCGCCTAGCGCAATAGCGCCAAGCATTGGCTCTAGTTACTCGCAAGACCTCTGTACTACTGGCGTGTCAGGAGCAATACAAACGCAGATATTTGGCTTCTCTGGGGGTCGCTCTATTACAGATGAAAACTGCGAAAGAATTAAGCTAGGCAAGACCCTGTATGACATGGGAATGCGAGTGGCTGCGGTAAGCCTGATGTGTCAGGACGAACGAGTATTTGACGCTATGCGAATGGCAGGAACTCCTTGTCCCTACGAAGGGTTAATAGGCGAAGAAGCTCAGATAGCTTGGGAAGCTGAAGCAGAAGAGCCGGAAGAAATAGAATCTGACTACCAGTACAGGCGTTACGGCAGCAGGGGCAGAAGATGAGATGGTTATTAGCCTTGGTGTTTTGTTCTACAGCTTATGGCGCAAGCACTAGCGATCCCAGTGTTTATATTTACGAAAGTGGGCAAGCGCTAATTGACCTGTCAGGAATGTCAGGCACTACTAACATGAACGCTGGCGATGACCAAGTTTCTGGCTGGAGTCCTAATTTCGGTTTTGACTTTGACTTTTACGGAACCAATTACACACGCGCAAAGATGTCCACTAATGGCTGTGTCAACTTTTCAGGGCTTAACTGTAGTGATTACACTCCACAGCCTTTGCCTTACAGGGATCAAACGCTTTACCCCTTTTGGACTGATTTAATTCGTAATAACAGTTCCAAGATGTTGTTTAAGTCCTTTAGTGATTATGTGGTGTTTGGCTGGTACGGCATGAAAGAGTACAGCTATCCGAACCATAGAGGGAGCAACAACTTTGAAGCGATCTTGTGGGCTAACGACAGTTACGAATACCGCTATGGCGCATTAGATATTGCCAAGCATGACGTATTGATTGGCGAACAAAACAGCAGCACAGTTCATAGAACCTATAGATATTATGACAAGAGCAACGCTTATCCTACTTGGGATTCATGGGATTCTACTTTTGGTGGTGCTGTTCTGGAGAACGGGGGAAGCCTCTATGCTGCCAGCTTTGCCAGTCAGTGCAGTAGTAGTGGATTGTTTAGTACCTCTTGTAGCAACTACGATGCGGCTTACTTAACGCAGCAGTGTGATGCTAACGCTTTGTATAGCTCTGAATGCACCGGATATGAGGCAGCATACACAGCACAACAGTGCGCGGCAGATGCCAGTTATGATGTGTCTTGCTCTGGGTATTGGGACACTGTTCTTACTTCAAACGCTACAGATGAATACACTGACGTTGTGGATGGGGATGACGTAACTGACTATTACTTTGTTGATGACGATGATGACGGGGTAGATTACACAGACACTACAGACACCAACACGATTGTCTCTTTAGGCTATGACGATAACGCGCTTGGTTATAACGAAGAAGATTTTTACGGTTATGACTTAGACGGTTACGATGAAGATAATACTGGGCAAGATACTATTGTTGTTGTGGTTGATAACGATGTTTTTAATGGGGATGATTTTGGCTTTGGTGGTGATGATGGAATTGATGACCTACCTGTAATTGAGGTTGAGGAAGTTATTGAAGTTGAAGAGATAGAAGAGGTTTTTGAAGAAACTTTTGAGGAAGTGTTTGAAGAAGTCATCGTAGAGGTTTTTGAGGAAGAGGTGTTTGAGGAGGTCTTTGAAGAGCCGATTGAAGTGGTAGAAATTATTGAAGAAGTCGAAGAAGTCTTTGAAGAAGAAATCTTTGAAGAACCCGAAGAGATTATTGAAATTGTAGAAGTAGAAGAAGTAATTGAAGAGCCAGAAGAAGTTATAGAGATTGTAGAGGCAGAAGAGATCATTGAAGAAGAAATTATTGAGGAAGTAGAAGAGGTAGCAATAATAGTTGAGCCTACGGCCTCGCCTCTTGATGTTACTGGTCTTGCTTTAAACATTGTGGCCCAGACTAGCGCTTTTGCCGCTCAAAGCTCTTTCAACTCGCAAAGTACAATGGAAAGCCAAAGCTCTTTTACCAGCTCTGAATCGGTAGATATGTCTTTTAATTATGGCGGCGTAGGCATTGTAAGCACCACTCAAAGCAACTTTGCCGTTGATACCTTAGACATTAAATCTGAATTACTTCAAGTAACAGAACAACTTGCCTCTACTGCGGTTGCCGAAATAGACGCGGTTTACGGTGACACAAGTAATGTACAGCTTGCTATGCAGGAAGTCAGACGGGAAGAAGTACAACAGCAGGAAGTCCAACAAGAACAACAGCAGCAGCAACAGGTTATTCAGCAGGTAGATACGGGCTTTTTCGATGTTCAGACAGTAGAACAAGAGATCATTACCCAGACTGCTAGTGTACAGATGGAAGAAACAGAAGAGTCTGAAGAGTTAGAAGCTACACAAGATTTAGGCGATTCAGCCCAACAGATGCAGTTTGAGCAAGACTTTAACGATGCGTTAGGTGCAGGTCAGAGTGTCGGTCAGTTTCTAAGCCAACAGGCTCCAGACTTTGGGCAATTTGATGTTGCTCCTCCTAGCGTAGAAGAGCAGCAGACTGTTCGCAGGGCTGAGAACGCCATACAAACTATGACCAGTGCAGAGATTGAGCAAGCTCAAGATTCACAGCTAGAGGGAATGCAAGACTCTGGTGGATTTGACGACCAGTCTTTAACCATTCTCCTGATGGGCAGAGTTGAAGGCGTAGAGGCGTACAACATAGACTTGATTGATCAGCAGCAGTGGTATCAGTCCAGAGAAATATACGGTGGAAATGCGCCTGTAGATGGAAATGTAAGAGCCTTGCAAGGACAGGGCGCACAGCGCTTTCAGGACTTGGTAGGACAACAGTATGAACGATAAGACAGAATTAGAGTTTGGCGGAGCTACGATAAGCGGCAGCAAGATACTCCTTATAGTTCCTCTTTTGGGGGCGATTGGTGGGTCTATGTGGGGCGGCTTTGAAGTATACCAGCGCTTAATTGATGCTGAGACCGCCATTACTGAGTATGTCAGTCCTGACTTTAGTGGCTACGATGAGGCTTTAGCAGTCCTAGAAACACGGCTTACAGACCAATCTCGTATACTTGATACAGTAGAAGACTCGCTAAGAAATGAAACCGATGCTATGCAAGCCCAGAATCAGCGTATGTTGGCAAACATTAATGACCAGATAGACACTATAGAAAGCGATGTGAGGCAGTCTGAGAGCATTGCAAGGACGGCAGAGGATACCGTGGCAGATACCACTAGAGAGCTTAGAGACGATGTGTATGCCTTAGAAGAGCGGGTAAACGATACACTTAGAGATGTAGACTTAGAATTAAGAGAGATACGAGACGATCTGGAAAGTAGAATTCAACAAATGCTAGACAATCCACTTAATGACAATGAGTAATTAATATGGCGAAAGCTGAGCGGTATGTACTGGAAAATGCTTGTAAGTATGCGGCCTTGGCTTATGAAGACGAGATAGAAAACGCCATAAAGATAGAATCAAGACTTACCTCTACCACTGCGTTTGTGGTTAAACGAAAACACAATGACATTATTTGTTTTCGCGGCACTCAACAGCTACGCGACTGGCTGTTTAATCTTAGTGCAATTCCTGTTCCCTATGCAGGCAGGCTATGCCATTCAGGTTTTGTCGCAGCTCACGCCTCTGTCTGGGGCAAGATAAAGAAGCATATTGATTTCGATAAACCTACGTTGATTTGTGGACACAGCTTAGGTGGCGCTCTTGCTGAGTTGTCAGCAGCAAAAATACACAAGAAACACACGCAGTTATCGTTAGTTACCTTTGGCAAGCCTAATACTTTCTTTAAAGGTTTTAAGCGTCCAATGAACTTAAAAGATCAGGTGTCTGTGGTGTCAGGAAGTGACTTGGTTGCGCGTATACCGCGCCTTTGTTATGGCCCTAGCGTCAGTCAAAGCATCATATTCCATGCTAACAATGGCGATGACTTTGTTGATCCTTCCTCAGAGCTAAAGAGGCGGGATTTTATGAGCGCTAAAAAAGAAGCCATATCTGACCATTTTATGCCGGGGTACAAGAAGAGGCTGTTAAAATTTTTATCACGGGGAAAATCTCAAAATGCGTAATTTATTATTAGTGGGGTTAGTAGGGTTAAGCTCTTGCACAGTTTCAGAAGAGATGATTGCAAATAAAGAGTTGTATTGCTCTGGAGTCTATAAAGGTATTAGGGCTGTAGGTCGCGTAGCTACTGAAGTTACAACTGGCATAGCGGTTCCTGATGTTTGCGATACTATTGACGAAATTGTCGAGGAGGAAGAGGCTGAAGCAACTGACAAAAGCGGTTAGTAATGTGGAAGCTCTTATCAAGTTATGGTTAATCTTTTATGAAACTTAAAGGTTTACTAGGAGCATTGGCTCCTACGTTACTTAAAACAGTAACCAGCAGCAATCCTATTGCGGGAATGGCAATTAAGCTGGCAGCTAAAAAGCTAGGAATGCCAGAAAACTCCAGCATAGAACAGATTGAAGAAGTGGTTGAGAATGAACCAGAAAAGGCCGAAGTGCTGCAAGACGCAGAATTAGAGATAAAAAAGCTCACTGCGAATATCGAGGGGTTTCGACTTGAAACGGAAGATAGGCAAGACGCAAGAAAGACTTTTGCTAAAGACCCTACGCCCAAGCTTATTGCAATTTTGGCAATGGTTGGGTTTTTGGCGTATATATTTATGGTTACGCTACAAGCTCCTGAAAGCAATGACGATGCTATTGTCAACCTCGTTCTTGGTTATCTTGGGGGTCTTGTTAGTGGCATTGCCAGCTTCTACTTCGGAAGCTCTCATAACGGAAATTAAGATGGACAAGTTAATTGCACAACTCAAGCGTCATGAAGGCGTTAAAAACCATGCGTATAAGGATCAGTTTGGTACTTGGCACATTGGCGCGGGACGGAATATCCACCCTGATGGCCCTAACAAAGGCATGGGCATAAGCGACACAGAAATAGACTATATGCTCAGCAATGACGTAGCTCGAACAATTGCAGAATTAGCCAAGGAATACCCTTGGTTTAATGATCTGGAAGATGGGGCTAGGCGTGACGGAATTATCAATATGCACTTTAATCTGGGCCGGGTTCGATTTTCTAAGTTCAAAAAAGCTATTGCTCATATGGAGTCAGGCAACCATAACTTAGCAAGCGTAGAGTTTTTAGACAGTTTGTGGGCCAAGCAAGTAAAAGGTCGAGCCTTGGAAGTAACTGATATGATTAAGACAAATACCTATGTATGAGTACAAAGCTACTGTTGTAAAAATCGTTGATGGAGATACTGTCGATGTTGATGTTGATCTTGGTTGGAATGTCGTTATTCGTGGGAGTAGTGGCCGCATTCGTTTGTTTGGAGTTGATACTCCCGAGTCTCGTACCCGTGACAAAACAGAAAAGAAATTCGGGCTTTTAGCTAAAAAATTTGTAGAAGCCTTTATGCCAGTAGGTACAAAGGTCATTTTGAGAACCCATGAAAAAGGCAAATACGGTAGATACCTTGGGGATTTTAAAGTGGGCAAGAAATGGTTGTGTAAAGAACTTTTAAAACATCATCACGCTGTTGAATATACTGGTCAAAACAAAAAAGATATTCAGGCAGCTCATCTTGTTAACAGGTCAAGGGTAGTAGTAGATGCTAGTTAAGTACGAATTCAAGCCCGGAATAGACAAGGAAGGAACCCAGCTAACTGCTGGTAGTGGTTGGTATGATTCTGACAAAATCCGCTTTCGTAAGGGCAGACCTGAACAGATAGGCGGATGGGCAAAGTATTCAGCTAACGCATTCTTAGGCGTATGTCGCTCTTTGTTAGACTGGGTAGCTCAGTCGGCTATTGACTATCTGGGAATTGGAACCAACCTGAAGTTTTATATAAATCTGGGTGCTGGTTATAACGATGTCACCCCGATAAGAACTACTACGCTTGCTGGAGCGGTAACCTTTGGGGCTGTTAATGGCTCTTCAACGCTGACTGTTACTAACACTAACCACGGCGCTGTAGTTAACGACTTTGTAACTTTCTCTGGGGCTGTAACATTGGGCGGCAATATTACTGCTGCGGTGCTTAATCAGGAGTACCAGATAGCCTCTATTACCGATGCAAATATTTACACTATTACAGCTAAGAACACAGCAGGAGTTACGGTAACAGCCAATGCCTTAGACACGGGCAACGGTGGGGCTGCTGTAGTTGGCGAGTATCAGATAAATACAGGTCTTAACACCTATGTCTCTGCCTCTGGATTCGGAGCAGGCACATGGGGTAGCGGAGGTTGGGGAGGTTCAACGCCTATTGGTGCTGGCAATCAGCTTAGGCTGTGGAGTCAGGACACTTTCGGTAATGATCTTCTTTTCTGTGTTCGTGGTGGTGGTGTTTACTACTGGGACGAAAGCGTAGGCACAGGAACAAGAGGAGTTGCTCTTGTTGACAAGGCAGGAGCAGTAAGTCCTCCCACTCTTGCGTTGCAGGTAATGGTCTCAGATACAGATCGTCATACGATTTGTTTTGGCTGCACCCCTATTGGTAGTGCAACACTTGATCCGTTGTTTGTGCGTTGGTCTGACCAAGAAAGTCCGTTTGACTGGACTCCTACCTCTCTTAATACCTCTGGAGGGGTAACACTTACTGCGGGTTCTTATATCGTTGGAGCCATCAAAACGCGGCAGGAAATACTGATTTTTACTAACAACAGTATTCACTCCATGCGGTTCTCTGGAGCGCCTTTTACCTATGAGTTTGATGTGGTGAATGAAGGCTTGTCGATGGTTTCACCTAACGCGGCTACCAATGCTGGCGATATGGTGTTCTTCATGGACAGAGGAGGATTCTACTTTTATAACGGAGCAATACAGCGGCTTAAATGTACCGTGCTGGATTATGTGTTTAGTAATCTTAACGCTTCAGAAGAATTTAAAATTTTTGCTACTGCCAGTCTCGATTTTTCAGAGGTCTATTGGTTCTATCCGGTTGGTAGTGGTAACACAGAATGTACTAACTACGTTTCTTACAACTACCTTGAGGATTCGTGGGCAGTAGGAACCTTGGAAAGAGGTGCGTGGATACCTGCAAACACCAGAACCTTTCCGATTGCGGCTACTAATATAGTATCCAGTAACGAGAATTACCTGTACAACCATGAGAATGGTTATGACGATGATGGCGGTGCTATGAATGCCTACATTGAGTCAGGGGGTATTGAAATGGGAGATGGCGAAGAGTTCATGTTTGTAAACCGCATGATTCCTGATTTTCATTTTCGTGGAGCTACTGGCAGCGCAGCAATGACGGTTACTTTAAAAGGAAAAGATTTTCCTCTTAACTCCAGTACCACGCTGGCAACAAGTACGGTTACTAATACCACTAACCAGTCATTCATAAGAGCGCGTACCCGTGAATCTATTGTCAGGTTTGCAAGTACAGGGACTGGCTACGGATGGACTCTTGGTCAGATGAGGTTTGACGTTAAACCAGACGGGAGGCGTTAGTGGCACAAAAAACTAACTCAGTAGTATTGCCTACGGCAAATACTGCGTATGACTTCCAGAATGAGCTTACTTTGAGAAGAACCATTGAGCGTTCTTTTGCCGATGTTCAGGATAACATTACTGAAATAAATCAAAAGGTAAGCAAGGAAGAGTCATTGGCAATGAAGCGGTTTCAATTTCTGCTGATGGGGGCTTCTAATGGCTGATGCGATTAAGGTACTGGGCCAGCTTGATGCCGCAGCTACGACAACAGAAACACTTTATACGGTTCCTGATCTTAATTTAACGACTGTGAGTTCTCTGGTGGTGTGTAACCGCAACGGAACAGCACAGACTTTCCGCCTGACTGTCCATGTGGCAGGAGCAGGCGCTGATAACAAGCAATATCTTTATTACGACAAAGAAGTGGCAGCGAATGATTCGCTTGCCATAATTATCGGAATGACTCTTAACCAAGCTGATGTGGTTAAAGTTTATGCTGGCGGTACTGGCATGAGTTTTAACCTGTTTGGCGTGGAAACCAGTTAGGATTACAAATATGAATATGCAGCCGCCATTAAAGCGCACCGCAAATCAGTTAGCACAAAGAGGAAGGTTTGGTGACACCCAGCTTGTCCACATGAATCCCGCTGAGGTCAGCGGTCTGGCAGCTATGTCACCGACAGGACAGCTAACTATTAACCCTGACACTGGTCAGCCAGAAGCGTTTCTGCCGATGCTTGCTCCATTGCTTGCACCGATGATTGGAAGCACGTTAGGTACAGCGGCTTTAGGAGGAACACTGGGAGCAGGTTTGGCTGGAGCTTTAGGCTCTGGTTTAGCTACGTGGGCAGTTACAGGAGATTTCGAGAAAGGTTTAATAGGTGGCGTAACAGGATTTGGTTTAGGTAAGGTTTTTGGTGCTGCTGGCGAGGCTGGAAAAGCAGCTAGTCAAGCTGATACTTTAGCTGGGGCTACAGCTAATTTAGGAACCCAAGCAACACCTGATTTGGGTTCAGCAATAATTGGAGGGAATCCTGTTCCCGGTTACCCCTTAACTGCCGCAGCCAAAGATGCTGTGGTTCCTTTTTCTCCCCAGCAAACTGCTTATCTAGATGCGGCTAAAGGGTTGCAAAACGCACCGCCAGCTACATTTGGACAAAATTTAGGAAACATGGGCAGAGGTTTTACCAGTAGAGAAGGTCTTGCCGCAGCAGGTACGCAGCTCATGAGTCCTTCCTCTATGCTGCCTATAGCTACGGGTCTAGGTACTACGGCCCAGATAGATCAACAAGAATTCATGGAAAAAATGCGTAAGGAAGGCGAGGCAACTGATACAGCTTATGCTCAGGAATGGCAGGATGTTTTTGACAATGCTGTTGGTGTAGCCGACAGAGACCGAAGACGCAAAATGGGTACTCCTCCTCCAATGAGCGGAGGCAATCGTTATGCCAGTAACCCTTATGAGGGACGTTATGCTTCAGGCGGTATTGTTGGAATGGCTAATGGTGGTGAGACCGAGGCGGAAAGACTAGCTCGATTAGAGTATGAAGCTTCCATTAATGATGAAGTCTTTTTTGGCAACAACCCAGATGCGATTCCTTACAACTCTTCTTATGTAGAAGGTAGTACGGGTACGAGTTATTTAGATAATTTCGATCCCTACCAAGGAACTAGCGATAGAAGCAACGATCCAGCACATGGAGTTGGTTCTGGCTCAGCAGGAATCACTGAAGGTAATGATGCTTTCACTCTTCAAAATGAAAACGATGCTATAGCGAACGTAGTTACTACCACTCCGGCTGCCACAGCAGACGTATTAGCAAAAGGAGCTGATCCTTATAACGTCACTGCTGGGGGTGGCTCTTCTGAAGAGCAGCTAAACGCAGCAAAACAAAAAAATATGCAAGAAGCAATCGACAATGTAGGAACCAGAATTACAGATGGGGGTTATTTTATTGACACTGAAGAGGGGTCTGGGGCAGAACGACAGTCCTTCTTGCGAGGAATTCATAAGCAAAAGCCTCCGGGCGATTATCGGCATGGTTTTGAAAAAGAGTTTCAGTTCTTTGACCACATAGAAGATCGTCCTATTGAGCGCTACGCTGACTTGTTTGGAGCTGGGGCAAATAACTATTTAGCTGGCTTGTTAAGTGGTGACACAGGAAACGCTCCTACTCCTGTTGTTTATGAAAGAGATAAGGATGGAAATCTTCCGGTAGACGAAGATGGTAATCCCATTTATACAAAAACCGGAGAGACCAAGACAGTAAAAGATAACGAGTACAGCGAAAGCACTATTACTTGTTATCCTGAAGACGGGGGAGCTTCTTTCCCAGTTACGGGTGTAAATCCAAGCTGTCCTGTCGGCTCTAGTGAAACAGCGCCTGCTGCCACTCTTAAAAAGAC